ATGGTGACATGTACGGTAATAGATGGCGTGACGCTCGTCCTGATGTGACCGGTAAGGATGGTAGCATTACTACTTGGTTAGATCATTGTAAGAACTTAGTACCTGAGTTAGCAGAGCGTGAGCATATCTTCAACGTCATGGCTTACAAGCTTCAGCATCCTAAAGTTAAGATCAATCACGCTATTTTACATGGTGGTGATCAAGGAGCTGGTAAGGATACTATGTACGCTCCGTTCATCTGGGCGGTGTGTGGCCCTCATCTTAAGAATCGTGGTCTGGTTGATAACGATGGCATCAGTTCACAGTTCGGTTATGCACTAGAGTCTGAGATCTTAATCATCAATGAGCTTAAAGAACCTGATGCTAGAGAACGTAGAGCATTAGCTAATAAGCTGAAGCCTGTTATTGCTGCTCCTCCTGAAACATTAACTATCAACCGTAAGGGCTTACATCCGTATGACATGCTTAACCGTATGTTCGTGCTAGCGTTCTCTAATGATCCTGTTCCTATTCAATTAGAGTCACAAGATAGACGTTGGTTCTGTGTCTGGTCGCATACACCTCGTATGGATCCTGAAGCAGCTCGCATTATGTGGGACTGGTTCAAGACCGGTGGCGGTTATGAAGCTATTGCTAGTTGGTTATATTTGCGTGATGTTAGCATGTTCAATCCATCAGCTACACCTATGATGACAGAGTTCAAGCTTAACCTGGTAGAACAAGGCATGAGTAGTGCTGAATCTTATCTGGTTGACATGATGCGTAACCGTGTTGGTGAGTTCAAGTCGGGGGTGATTGCATCTCCATTCCATTCTATCTGTGAGCGTTTAACACAATCATCAGGTAATAAGATACCTCAGCCTGCGTTCTTACATGCTCTTAAAGAAGCCGGCTGGAAAGATAATGGTAGATTGAGTAGCCGGGATTTTACAACTGCAAAACATATTTTCACCGCTCCAAATGACGATGCAATTAATTCGCTGAGTAAGTCTGAGTTACGTAGAGCAGTTGAACCAGAGATAAATAGAAAACTGACTTTGGTCAACTGAATATAGGTTTTTCAAAAATTCGAAAATAATCGGGTTAAATTGGGTTTCTGGATTTTCCAGATTCCCGATTATTTTTGCGTCTGGAATACTTAACCTACGGATTTTATCAGTGGATTCACTATCAAAACTATAGCAGAATTTAAGCGGGTATGAGGTCAATAATATTTTAGGGCGGTGTCACTATTACTTTTACATTAATCAGCCTTAAACATGCTTTTTAGATTGAGTGTTTAGGCGTTGATGAGTACTTTATAACCTTGAATTCAAAAACACTAGACAAAAAAAAGCCCACTATTTAAGCGGGCTATGTTTAATTATTAAGCTTTAATGATTTTAATCTTTTAATTCAAAATGTATATTTAAAAGGTGCTGAATCAATTTACTTTTACGTTTGGTATCTTTTAACCGCCTTGCTTGCGCTTGTGTGATGCTAAAAGTCGCTAATATGTTTTTTTGTTCTATTGGAATTTTAGGGCGCATTATAAACGAACCCAAAAAAGGGCCGCTACAATAACGGCCGCAACAAATAAGTTAAGTAAAATCAAAGTTATTTTATCAATTATTTTCATTGTTTATCTCGCATAGTTGTATAAATTGTTTATGGCGTTGGTCTTTGTAGAATTCCAGCTCTTGTTTGGCCATAAGGTTTAAGTTGTTTTTATCTCTTTTTATAACTTCATCATTAAACCGATTATAGGTATCAACGCTGGAATCATTCCGGGCATTGGTTTGATAGTCTTTAAATCCATAATTAATCATAATTAAGCCCTATCTATTGTAATTGAGTTGGGGGCGTATTCATGGCATACATAATACTTAGCGCCATGCCATTGAACTATCCCGCTTGTATCATTGCCAGATAGAACTTTTAAGCTTTTATGGCTTACATTCCACCTAAACAATGATTTTTTTAAACCTTCTGAATAATTCCAACAATCCCATAGTGTGTTTGCTAGCTCTTGATTATTCATTATTAAAAGTCCTGTTTTAAATTTTCTTCTATATAACGGGCTACTTCTTCAAGCGCAAACCATGCAAGGCCGTTATATATAGTAGTTCTATCGTCGCTGTTTTTATTCGTTAAGCCATCAAAAATTCCGTGTTCATTCATATCTTTAAAGCAATTAAAACCATTCAATAATTCAAGTGCATTTATTCCAAAATCATCGGCATAATTATTTAATAATTCCATAATTAAAGCATGGTTACGGGTAGTAAATGCATTTGTATCAGTGTAGTAAATAAAACCCGGTACGCCTGCATCTGCACCATGATTGCATATATCACTAGCATATTCTTTTAGGTTACCCACACCACCCATTTGTTTTGCAACTGCGTTTATTAATTTCTTATTCATTTTAGTTTCTCTTTTAGCGTATTAAAAGGCCGCCTTATGACGGCCTTGATATTGTTTTATAAACCCGCTTTAATGTTAGCTGATACAACGTCGACGACGTTATATATAAAGGCGTGGTATTTCGTTGTGTTCCAGCGATAGTGTTTAGAAAAGCGAAAACCTGTAATCATCATTAATGGTAGTAATAAATAGGCGTTGATTGTTCTTATAGTTTGTTTCATTTTATATTATCCTAGTTTATGCCCCTGGTTATTCAGGAGTGAGTAAAGTTTAATAGCTTTATTATCCGTTGTAAAGCTTTTATTTTTTGTTAGTAATGTTTCTATAATGTTAGCTAAAAAATGGGGGTGTTTAGCATACGGTCAAGGCCTGAAAGGGCGTGGCTTAAGGTTGTTTGTTAGTAATGTTAGCTATGAGATGTTACTTTAAAAATCTTTTATATATATATATATGGATATCTGGGAATGTTGTAGCGCACCGACTTTTTTTTGGTCGCTACATTGCTAACATTGCTAACATTTTAGATGTCAAAATACAACGTAAGCGTCCCCGCTCTTTTAAAATATGGATAATGTTAGTAATGTTAGTTACTCAATATTAATAGCTAACATTGCTAACATAATAATGTCAAGAACAAATAATATTGAAAGCCGCTGAGTCAGTACAATAATTGTACGATGTAATTAAAAAGCCCTTATGAATCAACGTATTTAACATAATGGATGTTATGCGAAGTTTTTGTAACCTATTGATTATTAAGGCTAGAAAATGATATGTAATTGCTAGTATTTTATATCTGTAATACGTTAGCTAAATTGATGCGTTTATGTCCGCATTGCTTGCCGATGAATTAATATGCCATTCTGCTATCAGATACTAAAAGATAATCTGTAACTCATTGATTCATAAAGGATTTCAATTCAATATCTGTTCTCTTTGTGTTCTCTAGCATTAAAACTGAGGGGGGGGGTATGAGGGGGATTTAAATCGTCGGCTGGTATTGGCCAGCCCCCACAGTAAATTTTTTATTTTTTACAGGAGTGGCCAAGACTAAAATTTTTTTTTAAAACAAAATGGTGTATGATAAAGCTTTACTAGGAAAACTGATGATATCAATCCCATACTCCGCCAGAGAAGTGCAAGCGACAGAAAAGCGCTTACAACAAATATATGATGCTGCCGCATTAGGGTTGAAAGGTGATAAGCTTGCTTTAGCCGCAGGAATGTTACCCTCCGAATATCGACAGCTTTGTCAGTTAGATCCTGTTGCTGAAATGGCTGCTTTGAAAGGTGCTGCTGATGCAGAAGTGGAAGCATCAGGGCAGTTAAGAGAAGCCGCACGCAACGGAGATGCTAAAGCTGCGCTATCCATACTACAACATGTACATGGATGGACAGCCAAACAAGAGATCTCAATGTCAATTGAGACTATAAATATACAGATGGCTCTCGATGAAGCGCGTAGTCGTGTCATTGAAAAGACTGTCATAGACATAGTAGCGGAGAAACTAGATGGCCCAACAACCGATATACCGACCGGACGAAGAACAAACATTGATGGTGGAGTTATGGTCGCCAAAGATAGCGGATGATCCTGAAGCGTTTGTTCTATTTGTATTTCCCTGGGGTAAAAAGAATACTCCCTTAGAACATTTTCACGGGCCTAGAAAATGGCAGAGAGAAGTGCTAAGGGATATTGCAGAACATATAAGAGATAATAAAGGTAAGATAGATATGTCGACCTTGCGTTCTGCTGTCAGTAGTGGACGTGGTATTGGTAAATCTGCACTGGTGTCATGGTTGATATTATGGATGTTGTCCACTAGGGTAGGCTCAACGGTGATCGTGTCGGCTAACTCTGAATCACAGCTGAAGTCGGTGACATGGGGTGAGTTGAGTAGATGGTCAGCGATGCTGATCAACACGCACTGGTTTGAACTGTCGGCTACTAAGTTGACTCCTGCTGTCTGGCTGACGGCTCTGGTTGAGCAACAGCTCAAGAAGGGAACGCGGTATTGGGGTGCTGAAGGGAAACTGTGGAGTGCTGAGAACCCAGACAGTTATGCTGGAGTTCACAACCACGATGGTATGATGTTGATCTTTGATGAAGCATCGGGTATACCCAACGAGATCTGGTCAGTAGGAGCTGGATTCTTTACTGAGAATATCTTAGATAGATATTGGTTTGCTTTTAGTAATCCTAGAAGGAACGAAGGATACTTCTTTGAGTGCTTTCACAGTAAACGTGCGTTCTGGAAAAGTAGAATGGTGGACGCAAGAACTGTTGAGGATACTGACAAACAAGTATATGATCAGATTATCGCTGAGTATGGTGAAGATTCGCACCAGGCTAAGGTGGAAGTGTACGGTGAATTTCCAACTGCCGGTGAGGATCAGTTCATATCACCTGAATTAATTGAAGATGCTTTTGAACGTCCACAGTATAAGGATACAACTGCACCTATTATAATAGGTGTCGATCCTGCTAGAGGAGGAGCTGACTCAACGGTGATTGTGATCAGACAGGGTAGGGACATCCTGATGATTAAGAGATATTCTGGTGAAGATACTATGGCGATCGTAGGTAGAG